CTTTATACATACCAGCCCTTTGGTTCATCGACTTGCCGAGTCTAGTCTAAGTTCTTGCACTGCTGACTTACGAGGCTTAGAACTGCGGAGTTCTTATACATAAACAAAATAGAATCGGAATATGCTCGTTCACATCAACAGCGCAAAAAAAATTTTGATCAGTTTATACCGAGTAGCCCGTTATCCCTCTACGGAGATAATCTAGTTTTAACTCTCTTAGACACGTTGATCAAGGTCTATGCGTAATTACTAATGTTTATACCCAAGTTATCTTAAAATTACTATATATATACATAAACTATCTATGCGTCTGTATGCATACAATATAGGCTAATAAACACACATATACACCCAATAGCATACTAACAGTTGCGTACTTATATACATGTATAAATAATAATAATAATAAAATATAAATAAAAAGAGGTTATGGGAGCAAACTTAATCACTCCCATTCTCATTACTTTAAAGTCCTAAGACTCCATCCTATCTGACCCCATTTCTTAGCTGCATATCTATCATTATTCATCTGTGCTTGAGTCTCATACAACTTAGCAGTAGCAGCTATATTCTTAGCAATTCTACGCTTAGTAGCTAGAGGTTGTTCTTGCAATTCCATAATAGCATTAGCCATAAATACATCAGCATCCATGTGCATAACATCAGACAACTTGTCTTCAACTATGTCTACGTTATCTTCCTGTTTGTTTAATAGTGACATATGTCACCTCCTTTATATTAGTTTAATAATTATTATTATAATATATAAAATGAAAAATAACTAAAATTCTATTTTGGGAATCCCCCCAATAGGGGGTACATAGTATAAATAAGACTCTCTATCAAAATCCTACAATTTTTTTAGTAAATAACTGGGGTTTGTACTTGTATTGGTATTGACCTATCATTTAACTTAGTGGGTGGTTGGGCAAGGGAAAATAAAGGTATATATGAATAAAGAGATAATAGAGTTATTAAAAGAAAGACTTGAGAAAGGGAAACGAGAATACAATGAAGAACTTAATCCTTTTGATGGTAGAGTTTGGGAAATAGAAGCTTTAGAAGAAATATTAGATGGTATGATATATACCGCTACGTCTATATTAAAAATAATACATAAAAAGAAAGTAAATGGCAAACCTGATAGAAAGTATAGCAAATCTGCCTCTTAAAAAACAACAAGATATATTAAGTAGTTTAACTAATAAATTAGTTGCTATTGAAGTAGATGATAAAATTTATTTAATACCTGAAGAAATAAGCGATTTAATTGATGGTCTATCAGAGCAAGTGCTAGTATTAACAGACAAATTAATATGGAAAACAGAAGAATAAAAAACATAAAACACTTTGTATATGATGATTTAGAAGAGTTTAAAAAAGATCATCCTAATACAGTTGTGCATCCCGATTGGAGAAAAGCAGACGAAAATAGTTGGGTATATAGTGACGATGATAGAATTGTACAATTATTAAAAGTTAAAAAAATGGTAAGTCATCATTCAGATACAAAAAATTATAAATATGCAGACGGTTGGGTACGGACTGTCGTAGGTAGTTTTATTAATAAAAAATCTACAAAAATGGATACAGACTTTTCTAGTCACCCTAATAGATACACATTTTCTAAGACTATAAAAAACACTTCCGAAAGAGTACATAAAAGAACTAAAATCACCAATAAAGAAAAAGACTTTGCTACAAATGTTGTTGTAGGTATGGGTGCTTTAGATGCATATAAAAATGCTTTTAAAGAAGAGTCTAATCAAAAAGCTAGAAAGAAAGCGACTATATTATTAAAACAGGAAAGAGTAATGGAAGAAATACAAAAATCAGTGCTTGACGTTGCAAAAGGTTTAGGGATAGACCACGAATATATATTAGGTAAATTAAAACATCTTGCTGATTATAGTGAAGATGATAATATAATTTTACAATCTGCAAAAGAATTAGGTAAAATAGTAGGAACATCAAACAATAATATAAAACAAAAAGAGGTAGGTCTAATGGGTGTATTTCAAGGTTTCTCACAAGAACAATTAGAAGGTGCATCTAGAGATCAAAAACAAATCGAAGGAGAATCCAAATGATATGCCCTTATTGCAAATCTGCTCATACTAAAAAAAATGGTACAATTAAATTAGGCAGTAAAAGTCACATGAAAGGAGATAAACCTAAACAACAATATGTTTGCAATAGTTGTAAGAAAAATTTTTCAATAACATACGAAGTATTAGAAAACACTCCATATGCTAATAATAGAGATGTAGAACCCGGGGATGTATTAAGTGTTAAAAGTAAAAAGACATTACGAGTTCATGGATTAACTGATGTCCATGTAGGAGCAGTAGAGTTTGATAGTGAGAAGTTTCATCAAGCTGTACAAATGATTGCAGAAGATAAAGATGCAAGATGGTTTGGTAATGGAGATTTACTAGAATTAATTCCACCTAATTATAAAATTAGTCAAGACGGACAAGATATTCCACCTGATGAACAATACTTAGAGTTTATAAGATTAATAGAGCCAATTAAAGACAAGTGTTTATTTATTCGAGGAGGAAACCACGATTATATTAGATCATTTAATATACTAAACTTTGATGTATGTAAAGTCCTTGCTGAAGCAATGGAAGTTCCTTACTTTAGAATGCCCGGATATACTAAAATAACTATTAAAGATAAAGAATATAAATTAGTTAGTGGTCATGGTAAAGGTGGGGGAAAAAATGGGGATATGGAATTAGATAAAATGGCTTCAGTATATAGTGAAGGAGATGTATTTTTCTTAGGACACAATCATCAATTATATGTAAAACCTATGCATAGTTTTGTTGTTAGTAAAGATGATCAAGAAGAAGAAAGAAAAAAATGGTACATAAGAGGTGGATCATTTCTTAAATATGCTGATTACGCTAGATATTCTTTTTATCCTTTGGCAAGAACTGGATGGGTTACTATGGAGTTCTCAGAGAAAGGAGTCGAGTGTTGGGAGAATTAAAACCTATAGACGATGTACCTAACGAATTAGAATTAGATGAAGCTATTATCTATTTAAAAGAATTAGATAAGATGATTTCTCAAGATTTTATATTGTACAATATGACTTCTACTACATACTATAATATTAAACGAATGCAAAAAATTATAAGAATGTTAGACATCCCTGAAAAAATAAAGGAGCAAGCATGAAGAAAAAAAATACAATTACTAAACATGATTTAAGAAGATATATAAAAAGTATATATCAACAATTAAGTTTTGTCACAGAAAGACTTAGGGTTACTGAAACATTATTTAATGATTTTATAGAAATGGAAAAACTAGAAGATAAATTCAAAGACCACTTAGATGGCAAATATCAACAGTCAGAACATAAACAAAGCTGAAGAAGCCTTACAATTAGCGTATAAAGACCTTATCTCTTTTGGTAAATTATTTTTACCAGATGATTTTATGAGGTCTGAAACTCCATTTTTTCATTATGAAATATCTGATGCAATAGATGATAAAGAAGTAAAACAAACTGCAATTATAGTTCCAAGAGGTCATGGTAAAACAGTTCTTACAAAAGCATCTATTATAAAAGACTTTGTATTTGCAAGTAAAGAAAACTTTTTATTTTATGCTTGGGTATCCGCTACGCAAAAATTAAGTGTAGGTAACATGGATTATATTAAATACCACTTAGAAAATAATGATTCTATACGATATTATTTCGGGCCAATGAAAGGAAAAAAATGGACGGAAGAAGATATAGAATTAGTAAACGGATGTAAGCTTATAAGTAAATCTAATGTAGCAGGTATTCGTGGTGGAGCAAAGTTACATAAAAGATACGACCTTATTGTTCTTGATGATTTTGAACATGAAAACAATACAATAACAAAAGAAGCTAGAGATAAAAATGCAAACTTAGTTACTGCAGTTGTTTATCCTGCTATTGAACCACATACAGGAAGACTGAGAGTTAATGGTACTCCAGTCCATTATGATTCTTTTATAAATCATTTAATAAATAAGCACGCTAAAGCAAAAAAAGAAAATAAATCTTTTGCTTGGAAAGTAATTACATATAAGGCTTTATTAGACGAAACTACTCCATTATGGGAAGGGTGGTTTCCATTATCAAAGATAGAAGAAAAGAAAAAATTCTATGCAGATTCTGGACAACCTCAAAAATTCTATCAAGAGTACATGATGGAAGTTCAATCAAAAGAAGATGCTATATGGAGAAGAGAGCATATACGATATTGGGAAGGATACTTTAAACATGAAGATGGTGTTAATTTTTTAATAAAAGACAATGAAGAAATTCCAGTTAATACATTTATAGGTTGCGATCCTGCTACAGATATTGATACAAAACATTCTGATTATAGTGTAATAACTGTTATTGCAATTGATGGAAATAATAATTTATATGTACTAGAATATGAAAGGCATAGAAGTATTCCTACTATTGGATCTAAAAATCCAGACACAGGAGAAATATTAGGAAAGAAAGGTGTAGTAGATTTAATATTAGAATTACATGAAAAGTATAATTGTAGTTCTTCAACTGTAGAAGATGTTGCTATGAATAGAAGTATATTCCAAGCATTAAACGATGAAAGAAGAAGA